GGATGTAGGAGAATGCTTGTCTGTTGAGTTCTTCTCCCCATCGCTCAAAGAACGTGCGCTTGCCACCCATAGGCGCGTCAATGCCATAAGGTAGAGCAGCTATGAGTTGTCGATTCTTCTTGAGACAATCAACAACACCCGCTTGAAAAACGCTCTGAATCTTAGGCTGTCGAGAATGAAAGATTTTGAGCGCCGTTTCAGCCAAGCTCTCTGTGATGATGATAGGAATTTTATACTTACGTGCTTGTGTATTAACTTCAACTGAAGCTCTACGCTTACCAGCTCCAAGATGACCCGCGTGGCGTAGAGTTTTTCCACAGAAACGGATAGGATGCTCATATCCCAGCTTCTTTTTGTCATAATTAAATAGTTCCTCGTTTGGACCGAAGAACCAAACGGCAGTATGAGCATGGTAGTCAATGGTGTCCACCAGTTCTAGGGCTTCTTCATCATCTGCTAATAGCCATACAACTCTGGCCTCAGCTTGTGATGAGTCTGCCTGAAGAAATACTTCTTCTTCCTCTACTACAATTTCTTCCCTGTCAACTATCTCAATATGGCTGATATCGGGAACATACATACCACGTATGTCAGCCCCAATGTCACCATGCTTAGTCATGGTCTGGAACGCGGTGCCTAGGACTTTGTCCTTCTTTTTCCCATTCTCATCCACCACTTCCACTGTCGGTCGTATAGGAGGGTCTTGTTGACCAGTGGATGTTCGTCCCGTATCCAGACAGGGAAAATACGTAGTCCGCATCCTATCATCATAGTCTGGAAGAGCCATAAGGTAAGTCGAGATAGACTTCCTAACTCTACGTCCCTCCAGAATAAGCTCACAGATTCGACGGTGGGAAATATCTCTTTTGACCCAGTTGGATGCCGAGTTAAGCAGAGCAGTGATATCTTCTTCACCAGTAGTCGGCTTTCTTGGTAGTTTGAGATTTTCATACAGCAGGATACCAATCTGCTTGGATGAGTTAACATTAACTTCAGTCCCTGTTAATGAGAACAGTTCATAGCGAACCTTCTCGTCCCATTCGACATACTTTCTGATTAGCCTATCTCTCTCCTGTGGGTCTACCCGAAATCCCTGTCTCTCAATAGCCCAATACAAATCGGGCAACTTCATTAGGAAGTTCTCGAAGAATGGACGTTGACCTAGTTCGTCTAAATCCGCATCCATATTCTCATCGACCTCAATTGTAACACAAGCGTCTCTTGCGCAACCAAGTAGAAGGTCGTTGATTGAACCTGCATACATTCCTTCGTTCTTGTAGAAGGGTTCCTCTGTATAAATAGAGGTATTGTATGCCAATCCTTTTGGTAGCTCAGGCTGAATCGCGTGAGCTTTGAGCATAACATCACTGGCAAGCCGTCGGATAATAAATCCGAGACGCTTAATCTTATCTCTGTCATAGTTGAAGTTCTGTCCTACTATCTCATTCTCCCACAACATCTCAGACAGTATAATCCAGCACTGCACTAAGTCTGCTGTTGGGATAGTAGAGATGCCATCAGTGTTCCACAGAGGAACAGCTATACCATGATGCTTGGTGAAAGCAAGTCCAATACAGACAGGGATACAAGTTCCATTAGCTTCAATGTCTGTAGCTAATCGAATCTTACCCTTGTATCGTTGTCTGAATTCGGCTAACTGTGCGCTATTACGACAGACTTCGAGAGTGCGCGAGGGTAGCATTATGTCGGGGAACTCGGCTTGTGCCTTAGCTCTCCGCATATCAAACGCCATTATCTGGCGATTCCAATACCCCTTAAACTCTACATCTGTAGCTTGCCAAGATAGATGGGCAGGATTGTAGGTAGGAACGAACTTGACTCCCATGCCGTGCATGATGGAGCCACGATATGAGCCAATGTCTACTTTATTAGACAATGCCCATAACGCAGTCTTACCGAGCGCGAGGATGCAGTTAGGCTTGACCCCATTTATTTCAGTCTGCAACTCCTCAAGACATTTCTGCATGTCTATTTCATGTTGTTTGGCCCTTACTGGAAATGGTATCTTCTTCTTACCACTGTTCCCCGGAACCTCATACTTACAGACGTTAGTTACCCAGCAGTTCTCTTTAGAGATACCTACGTCAGATAGTAACTGACCTAGTTCTTTAGCGTCACTGAACGCACGTCCAGACATGGAGTCCTTGAACGTAGGACTCTCGCCAAGTATCATTAACTTGGCACCGAAGGGACCATGCCCCGGTATATACTTATGCTGGCGGGGCTGCTGGTCGCTCATGTTGAGCAATCTCCGCAATCTCTACCAAGCACAGGATGCAGATGATGTTATTATTCTCCAACTTACGGAGAATCGTAGCACCTGCTGGCATTACTCTATCACAGATAGAGCACTTATCATGTTCGAGTGCTACATCACGTTTAATCATGATGTCTTGTCCGCGTAAATTTCTTCTAGTTTCTTCTCCTGCTGTTCGGTCAACTGCTGTCCATTGTTGACACGAACTTCCATGTCACTAATGAACTTCATTTCCCAAACAGTTAATCTGTCGCTGGCTTCTTCTACGACATCAGTAATCCACTGTTTCAAGATTTCAGGTGATTTGGGTTTCCACATTTCGGCCATGACTGGTCCTTTGTTGGAGTATCTAGTGATATACTTGAGAGCTTCAGAACGGGAGGGAATTGCAATGAGGTCGGGGTTTACGTGTAGCACATGCGCGAGGCGAAGATTCTCTGATGCTAGTCCAATGCTAACTCCGAAGTATTCTGCTGTTCGAGTGATAGTCCACCACTTGTAGTTCTGTGTCATGGCAAGATGATAGATTTCCATTATCATGGCTTTGCCATACCACGATGTTTCGTTCTTGTATTTTTCCTCGAACGTCATCGTAGACACTATTCTTGTCCCGTAAGAAGTGGCACCCGCATCTGACGCGAGGCAATTATAGTGTTCTGTTTCTGTAGTATACTGTAGAAGTAATCGTCCCTCTCAAATAATGCCTGTATCTTCGGAATCATCCGTTCGAGTTCTACAGACACTATGTCAGAGAGCGAAACATTATTAGCAGGGACAAATATCTTCTTCTGTCCCGGCACCCACAGTAACTTATCTAAATCTAATTCATGAGCTGCAAGAGCCTCAATACCTAGTGCTGCTAGTTTGAAGAACTCTCGTCGGTTCATTTCACCACCACTTCTTCATTAACATTGAGTTACACTTCGCACATCTACCGGGTGACTCAGACTCCATGTGACACCAGATGCAGAAGTATCTAAGTATAGCCATCACCGTTCTCCAAAAAAGTTAGGACGCTGCTTCCCAGCGAGCACACTATCCCGGTAGTGTTGCACCTTATTTGTCTACCACAAAACGTGGCAACTTATTCGATGCCGTCCTAACAACCCTCACTAGTTGGTAGTAGCTACAGCAGGCTCGTCCTTCAAGATACGAATCTTGATAGCGCGCCAGCCCTTATTCTCGACCTCTACTGGTGTGAACTCCACCTTCATTCCGTTCTTCAGTTCTTGGAACTTCAGAGTGTCTTGCTTCAATGAAGTCCAGTGAAAGAAGATACGAGTGAACTTGATATCTTTTGACGAGATGAATCCCCATCCCTCATCAGATACCTTGATAATCTTCCCCTTGACACGCTTTTCTTCCGGCTTGTCCGGAGTAGTGTCAGGAACTTCCGGGGGTGTTTCCCCCTTGAAGAATTTCTCGAACGCATTCGCCATGTTGTCTCCTTGGCAGAGTTAGAAGTATTGGAGCATTAGCCAAATGCTCATTAAAGGGCTACGACTTACTTGCTGCCCACTTTGCTTTCATGGTCTTAGCGAAAGCTCTCTTACGCTTTTCAGACCACTTCTTGCCAGACTTCTTCTTGCGGACAGCTTTACGCACGATAGGAGATTCTAACATCTCCAGAACCTTCTTGAAGCCGATGTCAATCAACTTCAGTTCTTGTGCTCTAGTGAGTTTCATTCCGATTTCCTCTCGATATACTTCGGCTTCTTGAAACCAAAGTAACGAATGATTATTTCTTCCAATACCCATGATACTGACTTGTTCTCGGCTCTGGCAATCTGCCGAATACCCATCTTTATCGCGGGTGGAAGTCCATGTCCGATGCTTTCCCTACGCTCTCCTGAAAACAAGCGCGGGGCAATCGTCTTGTGCTTCTTCACTAGTTAATCTCCAGTTAGTTAAAGGCGGGGCCGGTATCATTATACGGCACTGAGTGCTAAGTTGATACCGACCCCTATTACTATATAGTCGTCGTGGCCCCATCTAGGCGATTGAAGTTCGCTGGTTACCGTTAACGGGCTGAGAGCCACGATGCTCAAACCAGCGATAGGTATTTGTCAGACTATATAGTAGGTCTGTTATTCGTCGTCGTCCTCGTCGTCGTCCACTTCCTCAATCTCGTCCTCATCAGTGGACTTGATTTCGGAATCCGGTTCCTTGTCAGCGTCGTCCTCGATGGTGCTATCCTCACTCTTGATAGCATCATCCATGTCAACGGTTTCGTCGTCCTGTGCAAGAAACTGTGCGCTCATTGTCATTCTCCTTGTTAAGTAGTTGGACTATAATGGGGACCACTTTCGTGGCTAGGCTTGTCAGTTCCCATTTAACCCCATTATAGGAAGGCTGTTACACCCTCGCCAATTGAGAACTAGACTACCGGAACAGCCGTGACTTCCGGCTTGGGTGCGCGATACTTGTGGTTAACGCGATTCACCAGACGGTTCTGGTAAGTATCGTTCTCCACAAAGATATCGAGTTCCCTACCTTCGGCAGACTTCAAGTCGAAGCGCGTCCCCGCCTTGACATCTACACCGAAAGCCTGCAAGAATCCAACAGCAAAACCAATAGCCTTGCTGTTGAAGTTCCAGTCCACCGGAGTTCCGGTAAACTCGGTGTCGCCCGTATCACCATTGAACTGGATAGTAGCTTCAACGGGATAGTTCGTGGATGGCCCCTTCTCAGAAGCCTTGGCAGGTGCCTCACCCACGCTGTTGATGATGACGCGATACCAAGCGGGGGTGATAATCTTCCCACGCTGCATGTCGCGTTCACTGAAACTGATAGTAGGCATAACTCTCCTAAGGTTTGTTGAAAGGTGTGACGTTGGTTGGAACAGGTGGTGGTGTAGGTGGTGTTGTTATACGCTCAATAGGTTTCTCCTTAGTCTGCTGTATGATAGCCGGAAGAATCCACTTTTCATACAACGGTTCATCATTGAAGTCGATTCGCTGTGGCAGGGGCAGGGATGTTCGGGCGTAGTCATTACCCATGTGACGAGTAAACAGGCCAAACTTGCTATCTCCTGTATCCTCTTTGAATCCCTTTGAGATGTTGAAGTGATACGCCTCTGTTACATACGAAGCAATCTTCGCAGATATTTGCGCTGCACCACTCACAATGATACGTGAATGATGCGTAGTGTTATCGCCCTCGTTGTCCTTGCGCTGTCCTACAACGTGAGCGATTAGAACGACATGCACCTTATGGAACTTGTGAATGTCCTTCAGCATTGCAATCAAGTCCTTAAAGGCACCTGACTCAGCATTAAATTCCTCTAGTCCTGATACAGAAATACCACCGATGGTCTTACCCTTTGAATCTCCACCGCCGGACTTCTTTATCTTACGGACCTGAGAAGTCATCGCATCTCCCATTGACGTAATGGAATCAACGATAATAGTTTTGAATGGACAGTTCACCTGAAGCTGTTCCAACTTGGCTTGAGGTTTCTGCCAATCAGTGTAGTCATCATAATGGATGTCCTTCATCTTAATTCCCCATCTCTTAGCAGGAAGATTCAGGGCTTCCATCTTTTGGTCTGTCGAAATCCAATACTGTGGCGTTGGATACGACAAGGCACACGTTGACTTACGAGTTCCGGGTTCACCTTTTAGCATGGTGAATAGCCCGTTTTCTAGGCTTGCTTGGTCTAGTGTTGGCACTACTTCCCTTTCACCATTGGTGACAGTCTAAGTTTTAGTTCCCGAAAGAAACTCAGCAATCGCAGCCACATGTTCAGCTTTCTCCTTCTTGTGGACTACACAAGTAGAACAGTGGGGTCTTAACAACGGCCTGTTACTTGAACCGTGGAGCGTTTGCTTTGTAATGAGCATCGGCTCACCACACTTGTTACACTCACACAGTTTCCCTTCTGCAAGTAAGATAGGAACATAGTGCGAGCACGTCGGTTTCATGCACTTGTATACAACGTAGGGTTGTCCGTCACGAGACAGATTCACCCTCTTGTATCGGTGCAAATGGTTAGCCGGTGCCTTCTTAGCCATTCCTTTTCCTCGTGTATAACTCCTTGCTAGCAATCGCGAGGAGAACATACACTGTGCTGGTAGTTCTGCCAGTAACCTTCATGACCTGAGTGAGTGTTACCTCATTGTTCAGCCATGCTTGCACTAGCTCTAACTGTTCCTCACTCACCTTGCACTCACGCATGGCAGTGGGAATCTCTTTCGCCTTCTCCAACAGTGACTGTTTAGCCATTAGTTATCTCCTTAGTCGTCGTCGTTAGTTGGATTCCATTCAGGCCCAACATAGAAGTTGAGCTTGATATTCTCCTCACGCATCTGTGGGTCAGACGAACACACATGCTCGTAGAAGTTACAGTTCCCATACTTCGTTTCACAGTTCGTGAAGTTGGGAGGCCAGTGTCCAGTCTCTGCATACATCAGCAGTAGCTTGGCATAATACGGTAGAGTTTCAGACTGCCACTCAAACAATCGAGCAGCAGAGTATGGCACAGGATTACGTGTGAACTTCTCCTCAGGTTTCAACGAGGTCTGCCATCCAACCTTGTTGAGAATCATCTGACGAGTTTCCATTACGATGCACTGACCCATGAACTGATTGTTCATTGAGTTAGTAGGCCGACGCTGCTTCATCGTCTTGTGGTCAACAGGAAAGATACCCTGATTAGTGTCAACCACCCAATCAAGTTTCGCTTTCCACAATACGCGAATCTCATCGTCCTCGTAAAGAATCTTACCTTTGACTGTCTCTACTTCGAGAGGCACCCAATGGTCATTACGGTAGAACTGTGTGTATTGGTCACACGTATCGAGAACGTAGTGCCAACCAATCAGATAGCCCTCTGACTCCTTCGGTGTATTCTTAACACCGGGATAGTCATTAGCTCTGTGTCCACACAGTGGCTTAGGAATCTCTGGCGATGGCTTGAAGTCTGTGCATCCTTGACAGCCACCGATATACATCTCGGCTGCTGCCATGCCATACCCTATCGCAGCTTCACGCTTCACTCCGTTAATCATGCTGCCATAGAATACTTCAAGGAACTTATGGAGGATACTACCACACTCCATAGAATTCGATTTACCGCCGATGCCTTGCAACGACAGATTGAATCTGAAGTCTGCAAGTCTAGGACAAGACATTAGAGCAGTCAGGACAGTAGCGTCCAGAATGACATTCTTCTTGCCACCCTGAACTACTTCTACTACCCTATCTATTCCACTGTCGTTGTCAATGCTCCGATTGTCGGTCATTGAACCCTCTTAGGCACTACTACGCTAAAGTGCTCATTAGTTACAGTTAGTTGATACCAGCCCTCGGGTAACTTACCTCCGGCGATATCGAATAGGTCTGGCGTGGACATTTCACCATCAGGGTATGAGACTACGAACCCATACCCTATG